ACCATATAACGATGAGAAAGTTCTTATGGATATTGGCGGTGAGGTTGTTGTCGGTCGTTTCATTGATGGCTCGTTTGTCTCTCGAAGCTGGGGGCATTCTGAAAATGATGTTCGGCTTTGGGCAAGCTGGCCGAAAGCACCCAAATGGTAACTTTCCTTTCATCCATCGCGAAAGTTTTGTGGGAATTGTTCGTGGTAGGTATAGGATGCTTGAGTATTTTTCTCACCATTCTATTTCTGGCCGACCTATTCTGGGATTTAGTAAAAGATATATGGAGGAGAATTAAAAAATGAGCGTTAAAAGATTGAGCCTTGTAGATGAGTTTCACGGACTGGTTAGCAGAAGATTGAAAGACTTGTTTAAGAGATTGAACCACGCAGAAGTGGAAAACTTTAAGGACATCATCAGCCACCTCGACTATTCACATCGTATAACCAAAGAGCTACTGGAACGAGCGAAGAAGTATCAGAAGCGAGATGCGGAGAAGAAAAAGTGAAGCGAGATTCTTTCTGGTTTCCATTTGAGCCTAACCGCTGGCTGGCTAATGAGAAGCTGGCATTGGTAAGCCTTGCCTCTAAAGGGCTATGGATTCACTTGCTCTGCCTTATGTATAAGGCCAACGCCGGCGGGAAGCTAACGATCAACGGCAACCCCCCAAGCCCAGAGCAGATCAGTCGTATGGTTGGGCAAGATGCCAAGCCACTCCTTCAAGAGCTTGAGGTTGCAGGGGTTTATGAAATTAAAGATGGGGCAATCTATCACGGAGGAGTGGCCTCTGGATTGGCAAAGATGGAGGAAAGATCGGCTGGTTATGCTCGGAGAATAACCCATAGATGCGCCATAGATGCACCATCTATGAACCATCTATCGTCCATAGATGAACCATCTATCGTATATAATAAGAGTAATAGTAACAGTAAGAGTTATAGTAATAAGGATAACAAGAAAGAGAGAGAGGACTTACGCCCTACGCACGCTGAATGGATTGCCTTTGCAAATGAGATCGGATGGAGACTGACGGATGCGGAGTCGGCTTTTGATTACTACCAATCGAACGGATGGAAGGTCGGGGGCAGGGCATCGGTTAAGGATTGGAGGGCGTGTGCAAGGAACTGTCAGCGCAGAAGCAACCAACAACCAACCAAAGGAAACCAACCAATGAAAAAACCAATTAAATCGGGGTGTGAATCCCCCCCAACTTACAAAATTATGGGCTTTCAGACGCTTGAGGCGTGGGAAAAGGCGGGTTGTCCGTGATTGCTCACCCGCAAGAGCTAGTCCTAGCGGCAACCATCCATCGGGTAAAGCTATGCGAGGACAGAATCAAAGAATTTGAGCAAATGGTATCCACACTCACCGCCCAGATGGCTCAAAATCGAACGGAGTTGGCCTCTAAAGGGCTTGCAACGCTTGTAATGGGCACAACCACCCCCCTAGACATCCCAAGGGAGCTACGGCCAACCTTCGGGCGTTATCGGGCAAGGGGAAATCGCTCCCATAACACAGTTCAGAAGCGTTGGGGGATTTGGAAGGCTCAATATGAGTCGGGACTGACGGTAAAGGAGATTGCTAACGCTTGGGGATGCCATCATTCCTCAATCGTGAATGCAAAAAGCAAAAACTTCACGGCTCGGAAGTCAAGTGGGAGGGCAATCAAATGATCGCAATTTTAGAGGCCGAGCAGTTTGAGTTGCCCTTTATGCGAACCACGCACCCAGTTAAGACGGAAGGCCACGACCAGAACGCTCGAATCCTAGCACACTTGCAAGCTGGGCGAACCCTCACGGCTCTGGAAGCTCTGGAATGGTTCAAGTGCTTCCGGCTAGCTAGTCGAATCTGCGACTTAAAAAAGGCTGGGCATCAGATCGAGAAGCGAACGGTTCAAACCAACAGCGGCAAGCGGGTTGCCGAGTATTATTTATGAACTACGAAATCAAACAAGGAGATTGCTTGAAAGTTCTAAAAACTCTTTCTAGCGAGTCTGTAAATTGTTGTATCACATCGCCCCCATATTGGGGATTGAGAGACTACGGAACTGGCGAATGGATTGGCGGTGACCCGAATTGTTCTCACAAGCGAGACTCAAAACAAAGCGAACTAACTCAAACTGGGCATAGAAATCTTGAGGGAGCGGTTGGCGATGGAATCTACAAGGACAAGTGCAAGAGATGTGGGGCAGAGAGAAAGGACAGACAAATAGGATTGGAGCTTACCCCGGAAAGCTATGTTCAAAAGATGGTCGATGTGTTTCGTGAAGTACATCGTGTGTTGCGTGATGACGGAACCCTATGGCTAAACTTGGGCGACTCCTATGCCAGTAACGGCTGCTACATCAATTCTTGGCTAAAGAAAGAACACAACAAGGGCAAAAAGCATCTGCACACAAACAACCACGACCGTTACGAAGACCGAAATGCGTTTCGTGGTGGTGAGTACGGCATCAAAGGTAAGGATTTAATAGGAGTTCCGTGGAGAGTGGCTTTTGCACTTCAAGCAGACGGATGGTATTTGCGTCAAGACATTATTTGGCATAAGCCGAACCCGATGCCAGAGAGCGTTACGGATAGATGCACCAAGGCTCACGAATACATTTTTCTTATGACTAAAAGTGCTAATTATCACTATGATGCTGATGCTATTAAGGAGATGGCGAATCCAGATAATGCAAAACGATACGAATATCAATTTGGCGGTCCCAAAAATAAAGTGTTAGCAGATACAAAATTTGGTGCTACAAAGCCGATTGGAGATCGTGAATATGATGGCAAAAGAAACAAGCGAAGCGTTTGGTCGGTAACGGTCAAGCCCTACAAAGAAGCTCACTTCGCAACATTCCCCAAGGAACTTATAGAGCCTTGCGTGTTGGCCGGATGCCCTAAAGATGGAACAATCCTAGACCCATTCGGAGGTAGCGGCACAACGGCAGAAGTGGCTATCCAGAATGGAAGAAATGCGTTGCTCATAGAGCTAAATCCAGAATATATCGAATTGGCAAAGACAAGAATCAACAACACCCAATCAAATCTATTCTGTTGAACAACTTAAAACCATCCCTTGCCTCAAACCAGACTCAAACTAGCTTGCACATTCAATGAATGAACCCTTCACATCCTCAGAGGCAAAGGCCAAGGGCATTTTATCCGACCGCTATCCCGGCAAGGAGATGTCGAAACTCTACGCAGAGAACCGCAACCAAGCCACAATCGATATGTTAAGGGATGCCGTGTTCACGCTAATCACCAACGAAATTCCAACTTGCACCATCGCCCAAGTTCTACGCAAAACCCACGGAGCAATCCAGTATCACCTTCGCTGTCTTGAGGGGAACGGCAAACTCAAGAGACGGAACAAGCGATGCCATTGGCGGGAGGCCGTTGAAGCGTGAATGAAAAGCCAACCCACCTCGACTTGTTCAGCGGAATCGGAGGATTCGCTCTTGCCGCTGGATGGGCTGGATTTGAAACCGTTGGATTCTGCGACAATGAACCATACGCACAAGCAGTCATCAAAAAGCATTGGCCAGAAGTTCCAATCCACGGAGATATCAAAGCACTCGATGGCACGGCATACCGAGGAGTCACTCTTCTTACTGGGGGATTTCCCTGCCAGCCATTCAGTAACGCCGGGAAGCGGAGAGGCAAGGACGATGACCGCTATCTCTGGCCGCAAATGCTCCGAGTCATACAAGAGGCAAGGCCAGCTTGGATCGTTGGTGAGAATGTTGTTGGAATCATCGGCTTGGCACTCGACCAAGTGTGTTCTGACTTGGAAGCAGAAGGTTACGAAGTCGAGCCGATCATTATTCCAGCTTGCGGTGTCGATGCCCAGCACAGAAGAAACCGAGTCTGGGTTGTTGCGGGGGGGGGGGCGATGTGGCCGACTCCAAGGACACCAAGCGGAGGGCCAGACAACTCGGCGAAACGCTTGCGACCATCGGGACATCGGGGAACAACAAATCTCTTGGGTGCTGTTCTGGCCGACCCCAAAAGCCAACAAGGTTCATCCAATGATAACAGACAAGAACAGAGAGAAGTTAGCCGCCCGGAACAAGGCCAATTTAGAGGAAGTGATTGCGGGGAATTGCAATGGAGCAACTGGACAACTGAACCCAGCGTGGGTCGAGTGGTTAATGGGATACCCTATGGGATGGACAGAATTAAAGGACTGGGCAACGCCATCGTCCCGCAAGTCGCATACCAAATCATCAAAGGCATAAGAGAGCTTCTATGAAAATCAATAAGATGGAGGCCAAGGCAATCGAGGCACAGATCGCCAAGCTCAAGGCCACGATTGACACGGCTGAAGGCAAAAGAACCAAGGGAGACGAATCCCCATCGAGACGCTACCGCCACTTGTGCGAGCAACTCCACCTTTTAACCATGAAAAAAGCCATCCTCATCCTAGCCATCGCCCTCCTCGGTTCGGTGCAGGGGGCAAACATAATGATCGAGCTACCGAAGCCGCCACCCAAGAAAACCATCAAGGCTCGCATCACGGCCTATTGGCTAGGAGAGGATCAGTTTGGGTGGAAAAGCTCAACAGGAAAACGGTTGGTTTCTGGCAAGTCTTGTGCAGTAGACCCTAAAATCATCCCCTACGGAACGACCTTATTAGTTGAGGGCAAGGCATACCATGCCCACGACACCGGAACGGCAGTTATCGCACGCAAGGCATCGGGGAAAACCAAGCTACCAGTTATCGACCTATTCTATGCAACCGAACGGCAGGCAAGGCGGGAGTTGGCAAGGGTGGGACGGACGGCAGTTGTGGAAATCCAGTAAATGAACCACCTCGGCCAAGACCCAGCGGATAGCATCTTGGCTAGTTACACGCCCGATATGGCAGAGCATATCGACACGCTCCAAGATCGGGTAAAGGAACGGCTCGCAAAAATGCAGGCGATGAACCCCAGCATTGACCTCGACCAGCTTGCGAAGCTCACGGCAGAGGTGGTTGAGCAGACCATAAAGCACGAAGGGGACAGCCAAATGTTGAGGCATCGCCGGGACGATACCTTGGACGAATCCTTGCTAGCCCTAGCTACGAACCGAAGCCCCGACTCGCTGACCTCAATCGCAAAGCGTTACATCAACCCAAGCACCGGAAAGCCCTACACCAGAGCCGCCATCTCGGCTCGCCTTACGGAGTTAAGCCAACGAACTGGCTTAGTTTTACGCATCCAACGGAGCGAAAGGGTGAGGCAGATTTACAAGGAGCGAGCCTTGAGGGTGCATAAAAAGAGGCGGGAAGAATGCCCCAAATGGAACTCGGAAGCGTGGGCAAAAGGCATAAAACCACGAGGAAAAAAACGGTGAGGGCAGGCTCGAAAGTCATATGTGTAGACGACCGATTCCCCACGGAGATCATCCTTTTCTACAACCACCTCCCAATTAAAGACAAGGTGTATGTGGTAAGGGGGATGGGGGTAGGGGTAGGACTGAACGGCCAAGAGGGGGAGGTTGTGGTCTACCTTGAGGGAATAAAGAACCCCTGCTCGACCACCCCACCGCATCCAGAGCGAGGCTTTCACGCTGACAGATTTCGAGAGATCGAACCACCCGCTGAAGTCGAGGCCGAAGAGTTGGCCGAGGCTCACGCATAACCAAAAAAGGACATCCCAAAATGAGCGAAAAGCAAATAGGAATGGAGCTACAACGCACGGTCAAGGCACTAGAAAAAGCCAAGGAAACAGCCATTGAGCAGATGGGGCAGGCCATCGGACTAGCCGCAGACGCAGGCGACATCCTGCTATCGGCACGGACAGAGGGGCTAGACCTCGAAGCCATCCAAGACATAGCCCAAATAAACGGTGAGCAGGCAAGGCGTTATGAGCGTGTAGCCAAGGCAAGACCAAGCCTCCAAGCCCCTACACCCGGCGGCCTTAAGCAACTAGCCCTATGGACAGGGCTACTACCCGACCCCATCGAAACCTCGAACCCAAAGGCCGAGCAGGCTTGGCACTCCTACATTATCAAGGCTCGCCAATGGCTTGCCCGCAAGAGCGTCACCAACTGGACACCCGCCCAGCGTACCCAGTTCCTTGAGGAAGCACGACCCATAGTTGAAGCTTACAAGGAGGCAGGTGGGGAACTATGACAAAAGGCATATGCGACTTACGCAAGTTTTTACACAAAGCACAAGCGCGACTTACACAAGCAGGGTCGTTGATAGTAAGGGGCTTATGCTATATGTGTAAGTGTGCGTTGTATCAACAAGTTAGGAGACTCCTAAAAGCCAAAAACCCTCCAAACAGGTTCCGAGGCGCCAACTTTCTGTACGAGTTTAGTCTAAAACCTTTATCTCAACACACTTAAGAAAGAAAACTTGCGTAAGTTTTAAGAATAAATGAAATATCCCTGCCTAATTACCAAAAAAATCAGCGAGCTTTCGCCAGCAAAATATAATCCAAGAACGATTACTTCTGATGCGTTAGGTAGACTCACAAAAAGTTTGAGCGAACTAGGAAATCTTCAACCGATCACTTGGAATGCAAAGACCGGGAACATCGTTGGAGGCCATCAGAGGTTAAAGTGCTATTCGGCACTTGGCAAAGAAGAGGTAGAAGTGTGGGCGGTGTGGTTAGATGAGCATAAGGAGAAGGCCGCCAACATCGCATTGAACAAGTTGAGCGGTGAGTTTGATATGCCATCACTCAAAGACATTTTTGAGGACTTGGACACTGGGGAGATTGATTTAGATATTACTGGCTTTGGAGAAGCGGAGATTGCAGAAATGATGGAGGCGACCAAGCCAGAGGATGATGATGAGGGTATGGGCGAGAAGTGCTTGGCTTGCGGGAAGCCATTGTGATAAATGATTCGACAAAAAGAGCTATGCGACAAATGGGGGCTAACAAGAGGAGCAATCTCCCAGTTAGTAAAGGCTGGTATGCCCCTAACAAGCGTAGCCGATGCAGAACGTTGGAAAATTGCAAATCAAAAGAATCCAAGCAGGGCGAGGCCGATCTTATCAGCATCAGCGAACTTATCAGAGACATCAGAGAACTCGGATGTAGAGTCGATCAAATTGGAAAATCCGCTTGGACGATTACACCGAGCGAGGAGAGCCGAGGTAGTTGCCTACTCATTAGTTCAGAGATCGGCCAACGAAAAAAACCCAGTCGCTATGAGGGCGGCAGTTCAAGGATGGGGCGAAGCAAAAAAGCGAGTCGCAGAAGCCGAAATGGAACACGCTCGATGGGAAGAAATGAATCGAGTCACCTTGAGGATGGACGAAGTACAAGAATGGATAACCAAATGGCACGGAGGAATCAGAGCGTTGCTCGATGCGATGCCATCCAGCCTTGCGGCCAGAGCAAACCCCAGCGACCCGGAATGTGCCAAGCAAGCCATTCAAGACGGAGTAAATCAAATTTTTATTACAATACAAAAGGGCGAGGGTGCATTTAAGTGAACGAGTGCTTCTTAATCATCTTGTGTGCTTTATGCTTTCTGGGCATAGTGCTTCCATTCTTTGACCGATGAAAACCCCATGCATTGTTGCCTTTGGAGGAGGAACCAACTCTGCGGCTATGCTTATTGAAATGCAAAAAAGGGAAGTTATCCCAGACCTTATTTTGTTTGCCGACACAGGCGGAGAACTTCCAGAGACATACGAATTTGTGAATGAGTTTTCAAAATGGCTAGAAGCCCACAAGATGCCCAAGATCGAATGGGTAAAGTATAAAAAGGAAACGCTCGAAGAAAATTGTCAGCGAATGAAAATGTTGCCAAGCTTGGCCTATGGGTTCAAAAGCTGTTCTCAAAAATACAAGATTCAACCACAAGACAAGTTCTGCAATAACTGGAATCCAGCCAAAGAATGCTGGCAGGGGGGGGGGCAGGTATTAAAATTGATTGGTTATGATGCGGGGGAATCCCATCGAGTTAAATTTTATGATGATAAAAAATATATATATGAATACCCCCTTGTTCGATGGGGATGGATTCGTGCAAAGTGCGTTGAGGTTGTCCGTGAGGCCGGATTTAAACCAGCCAAATCATCGTGCTTCTTTTGCCCAGCCATGAAAAAACACGAAGTGCTTAATCTTGCCAAAAATCACCCACAACTTGCGGAAAGGGCAATTCAAATGGAAAAAAATGCAAACCTTACTTCGGTTGTTGGTCTTGGAAGGAATTGGAAATGGGAGGACTTAATTAAGTCGGATGCAAGCCAGATGAAATTATTTGAGGACTTGCCAGATGAAGTTCCTTGTGGATGCTATGACGGATGAAACGCTCTCCACTTAAACGCAAGACCCCGCTCAAGCGAGGTGGAAAATTACGCCGAGTATCTGCAAAGAGAAAAGGCCAGAACGAAGTCTATAAAGATGTGCGAGAGAAGTTTCTTGCAAACAATCCAGTCTGCCAAGTTTGCCGTTGCAAAATGGCGAGCCAAGTCCACCATAGGCGAGGAAGGTTCGGGGATAGGCTGAATGAAGTAGAGTTTTTCTTGGCTGTATGCTGGGAGTGTCACCACGAAATTCACCACAAGCCAACTTGGGCTTATGAGCGTGGATATATGGTGAAGAGATGAAGATTGCGGAGGCTGGAACATTCAGCCGAAGATTCTTTGAGCCAAGGGAACAACTTTCAATCCCAGAATGGGCAGAGAAAAACTTAACTCTTTCAGCTAGGGTTACGAACATACCCGGAGCATATTCAACCAACCTAACGCCCTATGTCCGTGAGCCACTAGAGGCATTTGGCGATGATTCGATTCGCAGGGTGGTGTTGGTATGGGGAGCACAAACAAGCAAGACCACAACGATTCTAGCTGGCCTAGCGTACCGCATAGCAGAGCGACCTTGTCCCGCCTTGTGGGTAATGCCTAGCGAGCATTTAGCCAGATCATTCACGGAAACCCGCTGGCTTCCAATGATCGACGATTGCCCAGCCCTAGCCAAAGAAAAGCCAGACAACACAGACAAAATCAAAATCCTAGAACAACACTTCAAGCGATGTTCGGTGTGGTGGGCTGGCACTAGCCCCTCTGCTCTTTCCAGTCGCTCGATTGCTTTGCTTTGTATGGATGAGGTAGATAAGTTCCCAGAGCAAGCAGGGGCAGGGCGAGAGGCGAACCCAGTTCAGTTAGCAGAGGCACGAGTCAGCACTTACCCCAATCATCTCATCATAGCGACCAGTACACCCACAACCGCCGATTCAATTATTTGGGCTGAATGGCAAAAAGGGGATATGCGTTTTTACTTTGTGCCTTGTCCTCATTGTGGATTGAAACAAAAGTTAATCTGGGGACAAGTGAAGTGGGATGAGTCGGCAAAGATTGAAGATGGAGTTTATGATTTTAAGCTGGTGAAATCCTCGACCTACTACGAGTGTGAGGGGTGCAAGGGGAAGATTACAGATGGCCAGAAAACCAAGATGTTGAGAGAGGGCGAGTGGAGGGCAACCAATCCCAAGGGCGAACCCGCCAGACGCTCGTATCACTTGAACGGCCTCTATGCCCCTTGGGTTAGCTTTGGTAGCTTGGCAGTTAAGTTTCTGCAAGACAAATATAGCGGAATCATCGGCCTACAAGATTTCGTGAACCGAGTCCTAGCCGAGCCTTGGATGGAGCACGAATCAGAGAAAATGGAAATCGTTCCGGGTGCTTACAAAATGGGCGAAGTTCGTATGGGCGATAAGCTGATTATGTCTTGTGACATTCAAGAGGCTGGCGGTTTCCACGCTTGGTGTGTTGTTAGGGCTTGGGATTTAGAGGGCAAGTCTAGGTTGGTCTGGGCTGGTAGGCTAGAAACTTGGGGTGATATAAAAGCCAAGCAAGAAGAGTTTAATGTCGAGCCAAAGTGTTGCCTAATCGATTCAGGCGATCAGACCAGAGACGTATATCTTCACTGCTGTAAATGGGGGTTTATTGCTCTAGTCGGTTCAGATCGTTCCAGCTTCTCCGAGATTGTGAATGAGCAGAAGGTTCAAAGATCATATGCAAGAATCGCAAATGGCGACCCATTCAGCGGGAAAGCGATTCAAAGCAAGGCAGGATGGAAGTGGAAACTCTGCCCAGTTTGGCGTTGGTCTAACCCATCTATCAAAGACATCCTAGCCCAACTATTAAAAGAGGAGGGTTTTATTGCCTTGGATACACCCGATGTCTGGAAGGTTCACATCGAGGCAGAAGTTAAGGTGAAGGTTAAGAATCCTATGACCGGCAGAGAAAGGCTTGTATGGAAGCAAGTTGGTAAGAATAATCATTTGATGGACTGCGAGTGTATGAATATCGTGGGTGCGGCACTTCACGGAAGGCTAAAAGTCTCTCCCGCAAATTTGACAGAGGAGGTTGAGAATGGCGAAGGGTGATTTTATTGGGCTACCCCTCACCACCCTAACTTCTCTGCGTGATAAATATATCACTTGTCTTGAAGCGATTGCGGTGGCGGGTTCAAGCT